ATAGTCCCGTTTTTGGGACTATTATGGGACTATTTTGGGATTTTTTATTTTACAAGTAAGGGGCGACCAAAGCGGCATAATCGGCAAAGGTTAATTTTTGCTTGTATGCTTTTGTAAGTTTATCAATAAAGACATCCCGGATCGCCATGTTATAAATTCGGCAATCCCATAAGTGGTTTTGCTTACCGTTCTTTTTCTTCCAGACGATAGCATTTTTTTCAAATGCCCGTTCCTCTGATTCAAAATGCTCAAAATAATTTCTGAACCCATACAGCCCGTGACCCGGTTGGGGGAAATTAAGAAAGTTACCAGGTTGTGGTGTACCATCGCCGCCCCAATTTAGATTCATATACTCGGCTAGTCTATCTTTAATCAATCCTACACGTACGATATACAATTGTGGCCTTTCTGTTGATTCCCTGATAGTTTTTTTATCTTGCCCGATCTTTATTTTTTCTTCCCCTTCTCCTTTGAAGCCTATAATATTGCAATTGGTTCTATCAATAAAAGCATAAGCATCCGTTGTACAGTGGCCAGTATCCAACCCTGTAATTGCAATTGGAATTTCGCGGCCCGTGTCTGTTTTATATATAGGTTCCAGGATCTTTTCAAATTCGGGCCATACAGAATTTGGCATGTTTTCCTGGTAGGTCCACTTAACCCGGTCATCATCTTTTTTGCTTTCTCCTTTTACAAATGTTCCAATAGAACCATGAGTAATTGAATAAATGGTGCCGTTTTCAGCATGTGCAACAATCTCATAATCAAGACGGGCATCATCCCGGTTACCGTTCATATCCGCACCACATGTAAGCAAAACAATTTTCCCATTCTCATCATCTATAGATATTGATTCCGGAACCATTCCTATTTCATAATCGCGGATGTTTCCCATGATGGCATTAGCCTCCGGAGCTTCTGCAGTTTCTTCATAGGTTAATCCGAGCACCACATTTACAAACGTCTTGTATTTTGCTTCATCTCTAGGCTGACCTGGAGGGTGAATATCAATCCATCTCCTTACATAACGTTCCCAATTGTAGATACCAGGCGGAGCATATAGGCTTGAAAGATGGTAACTGTAATAGCCAGGCTGTGACGGTTTAGCGGTCGGTTGCCAATATCCCTGATTTAATAGTTGATGTTTCTTTTCATCCGTAAAGAATCCTCCACATTTTTGACAGGTATATCCAACGGATTCTGCAATAAGTTCCCCATTTTCGTCAACTTGCCAAGTTATTCCGCCAGTAATGCCGTTTTCTTCTATCGTCCAAACCCATTCTATAAATTCACCACAACAGGGACAAGGAGTTAGATATTTTCGTTGATCCCCTTTTAAATATACCGGCTCAATATTTGATGTTGATTTAAGTTCAGGAGTTGAAATATAGTAAATTTTATGCCTATTAGCATAAGCGGCAAAACGTTGTTCAATCAAATCGATTGTATTACCTGATTCCTTAGAAGAAGACTTTACAGCCTCTAAGTCATCAAACCATCCATACATTAAATCCACTTGCCTCCACGCCTTATGATTTCCTGCGTAAGCAACTCTTAAATATCCTTTTGAAAACTCCTTTTTTGTATTAGTATCGCCAGATTTTTGTGCCCTATTTCTGTTAACACTCGGTTTAATCAAATGACGGATACCGCTACCATCTATCATTAAATCTACTTTTTCCATTGCCGGATCTATCAGGTCCGGTGATCCAACTGTCAAGTAAGAGTTCCCTGGTTGATTTGCAATCATCCAGCCAATTCCGGGGATCAAAATAGTTGACGAAAACCCTAGCTGACCTCCTTTCATTACTGCAACCCATCTTGCCGGATGATCCGGAGCCATACAATCAATTATTTCACGCGTGTAAGGGGTTAAAGAATATTTTAGCCTGCCAGGGAATGCGCCTGAATTAATTACAATATTTTCCTCTGCCCATTGGCTAGGTTTGATATTTGAAATTGAAACCTTGCTATTTCTTACAAGATTTTCAAAAGCAGATACATATTCTTTTACCCCTCTTATTTCATCAAGTCCTTTCACCAACCGCTAATATTGAAGTGTAATCATTAATAATTTGTTCAACAGATTTTGCAGTGTTTTCTATTGCCTGATCTATTGCCCGATTTAAAATATCAACCAATTGGCCCCTGATTTTTGCAATTTCATCTACACTAAAACGCTTCTCTGCACTTATAATCCGTATAATATCATCAGCCCCATTTTTAAACTCAATAAGAATAGATTGATTATGAGCTGTAAAGACATTTTGAATTAAATCCGCAGGAACGACTTCCCCCCTTTGCTTTTGGATTTTAATCGTGAGCTGTTCAATTTCCTTTTCCCTTTTTAGTGTATCCAGGTATTTAAGCAGTTGTACAGAATCCTCATATTTAGGGGTAGGTTTCCCGTTCCTTGATTTACCAACCGCCTTTTCTGCTTCATCAACCTCCGCCAAAATCTTATTAAAGGCATCGGTATGAGTAGTGTCTGGCTTTGCTTCCACTTTTTCAGGTGCAGCAGGGTACTTCTTTATCCTGTTTATAATCTCAGCTTCTTCCAGCTCTGAGGTTTTCTTTGCCTGTTTATCCCGAATGAATAATGCGTTTGTTGGATTTTCTGTATCAAACTTTTTATTCTTACCTGATCCTGTAGCAACGATTTTACCCCGGTTCTCATAGGAAGCCAGGGAGGTTCTCTTAATTATACAAGCGTCTGCGAATTCGGATGCGGTTAAAAGTGCCATTTTAGACAGGGAAAATCACGTTAAAGTCAATGTGGTTCCTACTAAGATAGCATTTGTATAGCAATTGTATAATGGGATTTTATACAACTTATACATTTTTTATACAAAATTTGAAATAGGGTGATACATGTTTTTTGATGCGGTGTCCCATACTTTGCGTGACAAATGGGATTGTGAGGGAGTACCTTTTGATTATCAATGTATTACGAATCGACATAACAACGCATAGGCTCTGACCGTTTATTTATGATCACTAATCTTATTGCTGATTATCGCCAATCGATTAAGTATCTCAAGGAGAAGTGATGCAATGATGCTAAGTAGACAAGCATATGGATGCTTGACAAGCATAACCCCTAGTCCGCTTATGAGTAATGCTAATGTTATGTGCAACCAAAAAGGTATGCCTTTTCCTTCGTGTTTCATATTTACTTTACTTTTCTTATTGCGAATGATCTATTGTATTTGTGTGATGTGTGTGTGCGGTAATAAAGGATGATCTGCCCGTTCTGTCGCTTCTTCTTTAGTTCGGTGTAGTTGCGCAGTTGTTGGTGTGTGGTGATACCAAGATATTCCATCACATCTCTTCCAGTATTGAATAGTTGCCTGGATGCTCTGCGTTGCTCGATATCCTGTATTGACAGATCGTATAGGTAGTAAGCTTGACCCTTAGTTCTGATATCGGTTATCTCGTTCATGACGATATTATTTGTGTGAATAAAGATTTGAACGTCTCCACATCTCTCACGATGTGTATTTCTTGGCCCTGGGAGGCCCATACGGGGTGTAATTCCTTCTGGTCCTTAGATAGTACGCCTGTATCGTCTTTAAACTCAAAAGCGTGCCATTTCCCGGCATATAGGAAAAGCATATCGGGCACGCCGGCTATTACTCCGGATGATTTGAGTTGCATTGCTTCAATTGGATTGCGTTTTCCACCGTTTGGGACGTGGAAGAGTAGTCGTCGCGTTTGTGGGTATGTGTTCCATGCCCATTGGAAACATTCGGATTGTATTTGGATTTCGCTAGGCATTTTTATAAGATTGAGTGAATAAAAGAATAACCAGGCTCCATAATGAGCCGGTTTTGTAAAATAAAAAAGCCGCTATTGATACGATAGCGACATTGCAAATAGCGACGATTGCTTCTGTGAGTTTGTTCATTGGAGGATTATTATTGTAATATTTATTTAATGTAAATGGCAGGGGGCTAAGGTATCCGGGTAGCCACGGTAGCCACTTTTCCTATAGATTCTTTTGTGCTATAATATCTTTTTGCTCCACTGTGTTTTTATTTATTAAAATATACTCTATAATAAAAAGTAGTTACACTAGTTACCTATATCGGCTGTAATTATTATCTGTATTGCGTTTAGGGTTAGGTAACTACTATTTGTTTTCAGTTATACCCTTATTACTATAAATCTATTCAAATGCAACGCCAGCAAGGGTTTAATAGGTGTAACCAGGGTGTAACTATTTTACTGAATTGCGCGCCTTTTTACGTAATAACCATACCTTCTGGCAGCTCTTTTCCCTTTTGAGACCCTCTCGAACCCACATTTTTTCAATTCTTGCCCTAGTTTGTTAATGTTCAAACGCTGCCCGGATTGCATTTCGATGCGTGCTTTTATCTCTGAAGTGGTCAAAAATTCCCGATGTAGATCATCAGGAGGCAATTCATAGTATGCCATGAGCAATTCTCTTTCGACAGATGGTGCCTGAAAGTCTTCCGTCTGGCTTGCCAGGTATTCGATCTCTTCTTTAGACAAAACCGAAGTGAATCCACTTTTGTGCAGGTGATACACCTCCATTAAAAGATCAGTCTTGTCAATAGAATTGTAGAGCTCCTTGTCAATATAGTCGATCACCTCAATGGGGATAATACGTCGGTTGCCGGTAGGGTCATTGAGCAGATCACTATCATTTGATGTCCCACCCAATACAGCCAGCCTACGAAGATCAACATTATGACGACCGTAGGGTTCACGGAGAGAAAACCATTTCTTTGAGGTCAATTCTTTCAGCCTGGCGGTCTCCTTTTTGGACTTACCACCCATTTCGTCATCAACAATAAGCAGCTTAGAGGTCATTAGGATCTCATCATCCTTGCCAGCATCAAGTTTGGATTCTGCGTAGTAGGAGCGTATATCCCGGGGTAGTAGCCGCCTAAACCACTCAGTTTTTCCCGTTCCCTGCCTGGAACCAGATAACACCAGCATAAGAGGGGAAAAATCTCCTTCTATAGATTCGACAATACCAACCAGCCATTTGGTGATGAATAGCTCCTTGTATTCTTTTGGCTGTGAGCTGCGAATACTATTGCATAGCTGCACAATTAGACCGGATGGTTGCCGGTGTCGGTTCGCCTGGATAAACTCAGTCAACGGATTATAATCCTGAGTGAAATCGGAATTAATTACTCTTTCCATAAGTTCAAATGATGTTTTGTCTATTGCTTTTTTGGTATTAATGAATACGGTGTTCAGGTCTTTTGTTTCCATGGGTACACCACTGTTTTCAATTTTTCGGGTAAGCTCGTTACGCCTGAAGGTGTAGTTTTGGCGTAGGTATATCATCAAATCTTCAAGGATGGATTCATTGTCCTCAAATTCTATATTGCTATTGAACACTTGATCCACAACATCCCTGGATATATCAGCCGGAATCCTTTCAAGGTCTTGCAGGAGTTGCACGGCAGATTCAGCCGAGCGGCCGGTCTTTTTTGCCTGGAAGGCTGTTGTCCCAATAAGCTTTGTTTTTGCTGATACCGTCACTATCCCGGCCTGCTTGGCCATATAGTAGAAACTGGCAATGGTAATCCCGGTGCCTTTGTGGTTCAGGCAGGCAGAATACTGCTTATCACATTTGTCCGGGGAGTACTTATGGCTGATTCCGCTTAGGGTATGGAAATACCCACGCCCGGCTTCCCCGAACTTATCACTAAGTGCAAAAGCCACCGTTACCCAATCAAAATAGGAATCCACCAGGTCAACACCCCTATCCGCTACCTGAGCAACGATCTCATCAAAGTCAGATTGAACGAATACTTGTTGCGGCAGCTTGGTTAACGCTTTTTTTTTCGGCGGCGGGTATATAGCGAATTTGGCCGATCCTTCGTTTATAAAAAGTTCATGATCCGTAGAAACAAACCTTGCTCGGCTGACATCCTTGCCGGATGGGTCAACGACAATACCGTAAGTTGAGAATAGATACTCAGACAGCCCAAGAAAACTTTCAGCATGTTTTTTGGGATTAATCTTGAAAACTGCGGCTACACCTTTTCCTCCTACTGATTTCCAGGCTGCAAAGGTATATTTATCGGCTGCCAGCTGCTGTTTCACAACTACAGGATCAATATCGTCAATATCTATACATATAAACCCACTCGGTTCGACTAAACCTGCGATACTTCTATATGAAAAGACTCCACAGATTGTCGCAAGAGGTAATGCGATCTTTTCAATTTTATTATTACGGTAATCGATAATCTCGTTGTTCCATCTGCCATTCTTTATTGCATACAGATATGATAAAATATCCATTGTGCCACCATTGGATAAATGCTTCACGTTATTGAATACCGAAATATTACCTGCTGTCATAGTTGTATATTTAAAACCGGCTTTTCATACTGGAACTGCTTCCGCAGCTCATCAAAAAACCAGCTGGATGTTATGTCTTTGTGCCACTGATCGTAATTTTTACCATTCATATGGCACCATTCTTTTACTTTCTCCTGGTAGAGTTCAAGCAGGTTATAGGCAATTGTGTCGTTCATGCCCGTTTGGGAATCCTTGGCCTGCTGTATAATAATTTGCTTCACCGCATGGATGGCCCCATATGGATTTGCACCTCGCTGCTGAACCTGCTCAACTATGCCGGTGATATTTATCGATGATGAGATCAATTCAAACTCCACGGAAGCCTTATCGTATTGCGGTGCTTTCTGAGATTGCTCAGCACCACAAAATGGACATACCCGGGCCTGCAGGGAAATGATCGCCTCGCATTGCTCGCACAATTTGACCGGTGCAGCACCATCAGCTTTCTGCTTACCAGGCTTGGGTGGATTATGGAAAATAAAATGCCAATCACGGGGGGTGGACCAGTCGCCATGCCGGAGTGCGTTGCCACCCAAGTCCAGAATAATGAAATGATCTTTGTTCTCGAAGGGGCGCGACCCACGACCGGTACATTGTAACCAGAGAGGCAGCGATAAGGTCGCGCGGTTCATGATAACGCATTTAATACTGGGTTCATCGAATCCAGCTGTAAGGATGCCAATATTACAAAGTATAGCATCAGGAGTGGCCGCAAACCATTTTAGTATTTCCGCCCGTTCAGCATCCGGCATTTCTCCGTCCAGGTGACGCGCATTATAGCCGGCATCTACAAAAGCCTGAGTGACCATCTGGGAATGCTCAACCGAGCAGTTAAAAACTATGGTCTTTTCGCCTTTAGCATGATCTTCGTAGCCCTTAACGCAATTCATGATGTGCTTAGACTTGGAGTATTCCCGGGACATCTCAAAGGCATCAAATTCACCGTTTTTTACTTTTAGCTCAGCAGCTGAGACCTGTCCTTTAATGTGGAATGTCTTATTCGGGACCAGTGCGCCTATCTGGATCAGGTCCGGGATATCGGTACTACAGATAATTTCATGGTACTGCTCTTTTAAAGGATGTTTTTTAGATGACGATATTGGCGTGGCCGTAAGTCCGACAATAAGTGTTTCCGGGAAATACTGGTGAATCTTTTTAAAGTTGCCGATATGGGCCTCATCGATCACTACCAGCCCGACATCTCCAAACCAATTTGGGGACTTTTTAAGCCGGTTGTTTGCCGTTTCCACCATGGTCACATATACCTGGCTATTCGGGTTCCGGTAAGATACACCGGATACTATTGCCTCAGGAAATACGCCATACTGCCCGGCATATGCTTTCCGGAATTGTATAAGTAGCTCATCGCGGTGAACAATGAATAAGACTTTCTTATCCGGCATAGCCTGGCAGAACCGATGAATAAGGGCTGATGCGGTGATGGTCTTTCCTCCGCCGGTGGGCAATTGGAATATCAAGCGCATCAGCCCGGAAGCGTAAGCAGCAGCAATGTTGTCATTACCTGTCTGCTGGTAAGGTCTGAGTGTTTTCATTTTTCACTTTAAACAATTTCAGAATGTCAATTAAGGGCTCGATGTTCTCCCTTTCTATAAACACCGGATTTGTACCGATACTCAGCGCGATATGCTGCGGATGCGACTTGTCTATGACCAGATCAGGGATGCTGAGCTGTTCAATGATGATTCTATTATTCATAAAATAAAAAAGAGCGCTTAGTGCGCTCTAAAATTTGTCATGTTCATTTTTTACAAACTCCACCGCCACCTTCTGGACGTGTGGGATAAAAATGTAAGGAAATGTGCCTTTGGCAACATCCTGGCATAAAATTTCCTTTACTTCAAAAAGCTTTAGGTTGTAAGCAAGTCGATCCCCAACAAATACCGGTTCTGCCGGATTGATAATCAGGCTTATTTCAGACCGGCCACATTCAATGCTTTTTACCGGCTTTTTATTGCCTTTGTCGTCCTCTATTTCGCGGATAACCTCTTTCGATGCAATACGCTTTGTATTGATCATATAGGGGGGGGGTAAGCCTTCCGTGGAAGCTGCCCTGAATATTTAGTGTTCTCATAAAATTAAATCGCCGGAACCGCCGGGCGCGGGTTGATTAATTAACGATAAAGTGTTATAGCGTTCGCGATTATCACTCAATTTTGATAGGACATGGTCAAATATTGAGCTCATTGCACCTACGGTATAAGAAGGATAATTGTCCCCTGCGGCTTCCTTAGCTTCTGCTTCCAGGCCGGTTAACCTGTTCATAATAAATTCTACCAATTCTTGATCACGTTTTTTTGACATATACTTACCGGTTATCGGGAGCCGGGGCCGTTTTGTTGGTTAACGATTTTTTAAAATATTGATATACCCACCTTTTATATCTTTTCTCTAGCTCATTCTCCACTTCATCGTGTGTTCTCTTATGTTCTTTGTAGACGATTAAAGTTCGTCCTGCAGGTGTATGCAGGTAAAACTCTAGGGTTGCCATACGCCTTTGTTTTCCGTGCTTCGTATACTCGTCGTTTCCGTCTCTTCTGTAACTAAACTCGATATCTTCAATCCCTTTTGCACCAGATTTTATGATAAGACTCCAAATTTGGTACTTGGTATATTCAATTCTATCAAGCGAATTCATTCTTTTTACCGGGTATCGGGAGCCGGGGCCGTTAAAAAAGTTATACTGTTTTCGACCTGATTACCGAATACATCCCAACCTGCGCGCTGATTACGAGCAAACATTTCCAGGCGCTTACCTGGAGATACTTGTTCAATCAATTCTGCAAATACTTCTGGTTTTTTACTGTGACAAGGATAACCGTTGACATAAGGTCGTTTGGCTTCGATCACACTTTCGGGTATAATACCTGTAGCCTTTAAGTTACCACGCCTGCAGAACAGTAAAAATTCACTCGTTCCTCTCACCATTCCACCTAGGCCGCCGCCCATTTTCTTTTTCTTCCAGGTAATACAGGTTACATATTTAAACCCCCAAGCTTTTATCACCGCCTTTGATTCAAGAAGGTATTTGTTCGTTACCCACATGAAAAGATGCGCATCTTTTGCTACTATACTTTTTACAGGAATGGCAGCAATCTCGTCAATTGACATTGTTGGATATGGAAGATCAAGGCTCTTGTTATCTACGGGCACCCATAACTGTTTATCACCATCCATTTTATAGCCTGAAAGCTTTCGTCCGCCTTTTTGTTCCCAGGGCGGATCTGCATATATTACGTTGTACATTCGTTATAGTTATTTTGTCATATAATATTTAAAAGCCAAATAGTTTAATTCGCGCTCGCCAATCTTCCAAAGCCTATCGCCTTCTTGCATAGTAATCAGGAAGACCTTACGATTCACTTTAGACACACCGAAGACTATTGCTTTTTTTGTGCAGGTGAGCCTGCAGTATAAAACCATCTGGCGAGGGTAGCTGAACTGCACGAATGCTGATTCAAATTGCTTTTTTGTGGCAGCAAAGGTTGATTTTAGGTCCGATACAATACCTGGCACAAAGAAGTCAAGCTTTGCCTTTACATCCAGGGCAAAAGAAAAGCCCTCATATTCGAATTGAAATGAGGGCTGATATAGTTCCTTCTGTAGTTCCGGTTGGCACCGGATAAAATCCTGATACAACTTGTCTTCCTGAAGGGCCTTATACATTAACCGGGAATTCTCATACTCAACAGGTGTAAAGGTGTAATCCGTGTCAAAAATCCGATTCTGTATCAGATCTATCTTTTCAGGTTCCGTCACAACAGCATCAAACAGGCTGCCCAGTCGGTAGGCATTGTAAGTATCTATATCTATTTCCGGAAAGATTCCCAGGGTGCGGCCGAGCTTTGTAAGCCCGGAGTTAGAGCAAAATGGATGGGCGAAGTAGTCGGGCATATGAAACTAAAGATTATTAACTAAAAGCCTTTTGCTTTTAAATTATCAATTGCTTTTTGTTGTTTTTTAGGAAGACAATTGTAGCACAAATGCTCGTACTTTCTTCCTTTATTCAAAGACCAACCCTCACGCCAAAATTTCTCATTATAGCTATCGTTCGGGGCGACAGATTCTTTTTGACACTTGTCACATTTAATAGTGGTCGTGCTTTCTCCTGTTGTTATCATTCTATTTCATTTTCATTGCCCTGGTGGAAAAATCATCTTCAGTGGGCACGCCCTCGATGACGGTACCTTTATTTAGCTCTTTATTGGCGGCCGTGAACATGAAAGAAAATTTCTTCAGTGCATCGTCTACCGTCATCAGGCTCATTTGGTTGGTGATCCACCATTGAATTATGGGCAAGATTTCCTTGTGCGATTTGGGAGCATATTTCTGCTTATGTACTGTTCCTTTCGTTTGCTCAACAGTAGGAGCGATGGCCGCTTCCGCAAAAGAATTACCGAGCTTTTCGGTGTTGGCTTTAGCTTCAAACGCTTCAATGTTTTGCGCTGATTCAAGCACTATGCTTTGAGCGATACTATTCTGCTCTTCCTGGATTCGGGCGGCAGCTGCTTCTGCAGCGCTGGCATCGGCGGCAATAGTGGCCAGTTCAGCCACGCGTCCCGGGATGAGTGCGGTATATCGCTCAGCTTCCTGCTTGATCTTTTCTGTATAAGCATTTGACAGCAGAGGAAGGGTTTCGTTGTAAGTCTTGTAAAAGATCTGATTCAGTTCTTCGACTGGTAGAGCCGGTGGATTTATTGGCTGAACATTGAATTCAATAAGCGGGTACCTGTCCGTGGTGATCGTTTGCATAAACGCTACTAATTCAGCCTGCGTGCCTTGCTTATAAAAATCCTTTGAAATAAATTCAAGTGTCACAGCCAGTGCACCGGTGTAAATACGGTCCATGTCCTGCTGGATCCGGAAAGCAAAATCAACCTTAGCATTTTCAAGCGCTACCTTAGCTGCGCTTTCTTCCTGTGCCTTCTTAACTCTTAAGTGCTTTTCAGCTGCCCAGGCATTGGACCAGGTGACCAAACGCTTGGCCTCAGTATCGATAGCATTTTCAGCAGCCGTAAACATCGATTTAATCTCATCCATCTTCCTGGTGATCGGCATGCGGCGCTCCTTATTCATGTCAATGGCCTGCTTTGCCCGTGACCGAAGGTCATTCACCTGGCTTTCAACACCATCACCAGAGATTACATCTAATGCACTCAGGTCAGAGGGTAAAATAATTGCTTGCATGGCAGCAATCGCCCGGGAGGTTAGTTCTTGATTTTGGGTTAGTACTTCCGGGAGCGTTTCTAAAGAAATACCCCCATTTGTTATGGGGGTATTAGGAATTAATGCTTGTTCCATATCTATTAAAATGGCAATTGCCCTGGGTTTTGTGGGTTAAAATTAGGTTGCTGCTGCTGAGCTGGTGGCGCTGGTGGTGTCCATTGCTGCTGCTGCTGCGGTTGTCCGTACTGCGGTTGTGCCTGCTGAGCCGGTGGCGCTGCCGGGGGTGTCCATTGCTGCTGTGGCACCTGTTGTTGAGCTGGCTGGTTGTACTGTTGCTGCTGAGGTGCAGGAGCAGCATATTGCTGTGCTGGTGGGGCGTATTGCTGCTGCTGTACTTGTACTGGTTCAATCTTCCAGGCATTGATATTGGTAATCACTGTTTCACCCTGCTGGCCATTAAATAGACTACCACGAAGGTTGTAAGAAACCTTAATCACATCGCCAACTTTGTACTGGTCGATAAGACTGGTATTGTTATTTACCAACTGCAACATGATAAAGTTCGGGTAAGTCTGCCCGTTGTTGGTTTCGGATACGTCCAGGATAAAGTTTCTGTGTGAGAAAGTCTGGGTACGTTGCACCGGTTGGTCGATACGATAAATTTTTCCTGTTACTTGATTTGACATTGTATTTAAATTTAAAATGGTTCGTTGCTTTGAGAATTATTAGGATAAGGCTGTTGCGCGTATGGTTGCGATTGCGGTTGTGCCTGTTGGTGTGTGGGTGGTGATACGATATAGGCCGGTGCATAATTGCCAGACGGCTGCGCTATTGACTCTGGCAGGGCTTCTTCTGTATTATCCGCACCTATGCTGAATGCAAACGGTGTTTTGCGGACTTTACGAAGTGCATGTTTTATAAGTTTGGTTTGCACAAAGCTTTCATCATCATACATGGCTGGATTTTGGCTTTTGGCCCTGAGTTCTTTTAGTCGCTCAGATGATAACCAGGATAATTCCCGACTGCCGTCCGGGTAGACCACGTAGATATATCCTGCCAGCATACCTTCCAGGGTAAATTTAGGCCTTCCTTCAAAAAACATGGTGTGCTGTGCCACTTGCTTACCATCCGGTGTATTAGATATAGAGAACTGTTCCCCACGCCAGACAAGCACCGGTTCAGAGCAGTGGTCGATAGCTCCGGACTTTTGTGCCAGGTAAATTTCACCGTCAGCGGTTACCTTATAGCCGATATTTACGCCGGTACCCTTCATTCTGGATAGGTAGATGTGATTCGCGATAGACGAAAGTGAAAGCCCCGACTGCATTACCTCCAGGAAGATGTTCGCTCCGGTCTCAATAGTGATCTGAGCGTTTGCATTTTTCGGGTCCGAAAGGTATAATTTCAATCGGGACATATAGTTTGACAGTTCAGCGGTAACAATCCGCTTTGCCTCATCTTCTGAAACTATATGCGTTTTCTGGGCTATCTGCTCATAGATAGCAATACGGGACATTATTTGCCCGTACAATTGTTCAATAATTTGCATTATGATTTATTTAATAGATGATACTTAATCCTTCTGGGGTCTTCACCCGGCTCAAGGCTACATATAGCTGCCCTTCCTGGAAGCATGGAGAAGTGAGGTCAATGGTACATTCTTCAAAAGTGAGGCCCTGGCTTTTATGAATGCTTATAGCATAGGCCAGTTTAAAGGGATATTGCGAGATGCTCCCGATTTCTCGCAGTTCAATCTCATCGCTTTCTTCATTGTAGATATATTCCTTTTTAGTAAAGGTCTTGATCTCCAATGGATACTCAATATTGTTTACCTTAATAAAATAGTTGTCATCCTTGCCAACGATGAAGGTTCCCAGAGTGCCGTTACAAAGTGGAGTGTTCGGGCTGTTTACCAGGTACATGATCTTTGCACCGTGTTTTACGTTTATGATCGGTTCCAGATTAAAGTCTGATATTTTAGCATCACCTTCAATGATGGCATCAAAAGAATACGCCTTCTCATCTTTGATATTATCCAGGCCGAGCTTGTTATATTTGGCTACAGTTGAGTTGTAGGGAGCCAGGATAACGCCTTTTTGCCCTTTGCCTATGAATTGCCGGAAGTAGCCCGATTTGCCTCCCTCGCGAACAATGTTAAGGTTCTCAATGAATTCAGGATTATCCTGCCTGAGCACGTCGGTCAGTTCAATAACCTTTGGTTTGATCTTTGTGAATATCCTGGCGGAGTCGAACTGTACTGAACTGTACATACCCAAAAGAATAGATTTTGTATTGTCGTCTGCCACTGGTGGCAGCTGCTTTAGGTCACCTACAAGAATTACCTGTTTGTTAAACAAGGAGCCGCAGCCGTTCTTCTGCATGGTCATGTTAATAGCATCGAGCAGATCCGGGCGAAGCATAGAAACTTCATCAATAATGAAGGTGTCAACTTTACGGATAATGTCACGCTTCTGGCTTTTAAGGAATCTGCAGTCTTCGAACTTTATCACACCGAAAGGCTGAACATTAAAAAAGGAGTGAATCGTTTGCCCTTCTATATTTGTTGCGGCTATTCCGGTAGGTGCCAGGGCAACTACTTGCTTGCCTTCCTTTTTGAGCGCCTGAATCACCTGCTTTACAATGTAAGACTTCCCTGTTCCGGCTTTACCTGTGAGGAAAATATTTTCACCTTCCAGAGCGGCATTTAAGAATGTGTTTTGAGATTCTGTGAGCATATTATTTCATTTTGGTCGATGGCCATTTGAGCATTTACAAACCTTATATTGATCTGACCGCGAACAAATCCTATAGTTTCGGCAAGGGACTTCAAGGTGGTTTGGATGTATTGCGTTTGCTTGAACCTAAAAGGATGATAGAGATTTTGCATGAAGTACCGGTCCACGCTGTTCAGTTGCGGGTGGGATATACAGGAATGTGCCATTTTTACAATGTGCATAGCCTGGCGGTCAAACATTTCCTTTTCGGCCTGACTACTGAAGCCATGATCAAAGAATGTTGGGGCAGGGTGAACGAAAGTCAGCAGGGATGATAATATGTCTTTCATATAAACTGAAAATTTATAAGTTCTGGATTGTCGTGAATATTGCCGATTACTTCCATCTTATGACCTAAATAGTGCGCTAATACTGTAGAATAATCTGAAACATCATTTGCATCCTTAGAGGCAAATGAGCCTGGAATTGATAAGACAAATTCTGTAAAAGTTGATTTTTGACCACATAGCTCAATGGTTCTTTGAATAACATCACCCTCGTATATATCAACACCGTTTTTGTCTTTCAGGCCGGTGAATTGACCGACAGTTTTTTGGTCTACTCGCCACCAAAACTCAGCATTGAAATACTCATCATCAAAATCTACCATTTCTCCAACTATGAAATCAGGTGATATTAAGTTCCCTTCTATCCATTCTCCATCATTAGTCTTTTTTCCCCTAAATTTGATTTCTCTATTCATTTAAGTTAGTTTGATTATTATTTAAAAAAATGGCACTAGGCAGTACCCGCCCCTTTGCTGCTCTTATTGCAAAAAATACCTAACAAGGGGATAGGCTCACCCAGCAAAAGACAGAGCAGCTTTGTTTTACCCAGCCTTTAGGTTCAGCACAAGGGTTATGATTGGATGAATTAGATAAAAAATTCTTTAATTCTTGACCAGCCATAAGCTCCTTTTACTAATTCAAGGGCTTTGTCAAGTGGCAGCTCGGTATCGGTAACTTTATGTTCGCTCAGGAAGTTCGCGCACCCTGCACTACAGGCACCAGTGATCAGACGGAATTGAGCAATACTCATTTTACCTGATGCTTTTACTTCCTTCACTATATCTTCTACATTAGCATTCTCCTGCAGGAACTTAAAGTTTACATCCTCAATGGCCTGTTTTATTGTAGTTGCATGCGCGTAATATTTGTCACGCTTGGCAACATAGCAGTCTTTTTTAGTGTTGAAAAACTGCCCTACAAATATTTCAAAATCATCAACCTTCTTTTTACTCCTGATAATCGTAGCAATACCGTCAATCATTTTGATCTTATGATTTGACATTATAAGATCTACGTTGCTATAAAACGCATAGTTCCCGATGGTGGTAACCGAATCAGGCAGGGTTACGCTCGTAAGGTTGTTGCTACTAAACGCATAGTTCCCGATGGTGGTCAGCGAATCAGGCAGGGTTACGCTCGTAAGGTTGTTATAAGCAAACGCATCGTTCCCGATGGTGGTCAGCGAATCAGGCAGGGTTACGCTCGTAAGGTTGTTGTTATAAAACGCATCGTCCCCGATGGTGGTGACCAATTTCCCTTCGATTTCGCGAGGGATAGTTAATGATTTTGGATTTCCTTCAACGCCAGTAATAGTAACTGTTTCGTTCTGGATCTTGTAATTGAATTTCATTTTCATAATAGAATTGTTTGAGAGTTCTTAATAGAATTGTTTGTGAGTGAGGCGGTAATGCCCGGGATCGAACCGGGCGGCTCTATTGAACTGCTCCGAAGCATTACCTTATAACCAGTAGTGCGGCTGTTTCAGCACGTATTTACCCTATCTCAGGCGGATAGTCTGGGACTTAAAGTATTTGTATTATTGTTGCTCCATTGTCTCTATGCGCAACTCGGGAGGCGTTAAAACGCATTCAAGCCTATGCCATTCATAGAGGGCCTTTTTGCAACCAGCGATGTCAAAGAACTCTAACCTTTTGGCAATACGAAGCCGTTCGCAGCTATGCGTTAATTTTTTAAAGGCTATGTATTGTGGGTAATTACTTACGGGGTCTGCCCCTATGTTGGCCTGCTTGTACTCTTGCTATAAGCGCGTCAATGTCAGCCTGCTTTTTTTCTTTCGGTGTAGGTCTCGGTTTTTTAGGCTTACATAACTCAGCCTTTATTTCAAGTAGCTCTGCAAATTTTCGGAATGCCAGCGCTTTTAATTTTAGTGATCGATGCCGGGTCATGATTAAGCAATATTTTTCTTAGTCGCTTCTTCTTTAAAGTTTGCCAATGCTTTTCTTATCTTGTCGATAGACCCGATTTGAGCCTTTCCGGTTTCCAGTATTCGATTCAAGGTTTTATTCGCCAACTTGGCATCGTCCTGGATAACTTTTTTTGATCCGTAGTTTTCGCAAAACGCCTTAAGCTCCTTCAGCTCTGCTTTCGGATAATTCACCACTACCGTTTCCCGGTTTGTTTTTCGTACCTTCGCGCAGTTGATCAT